TATAAAAGTTGCTTCCCGTCATTTGCATTGCTTCATCACTTCTGGTGCTAAAGCCGTTTGACACTCTCTTTTCTGCGGCTGTAACCTCTTTTACCGGGTCAAGCATACCTTTTGCAGGTCCGTTCCACTTTGCCCCGCAATATGCTTTTCTTATTGCCGGGTCAGTAAAAAAGCCCGGTGCTTTGATACGTCCTTTTGCTACTGCTTCCGTCAGCCATTCTTCATATACTGGCTGGCAAAAGTCCGTTGATAGCCAGTCACGGTACATATTAAACATTTTCCATGCTTCTTCCAGCGCACCTTTGCTGGCTGTATAGCTGGAATTAAAACGCTTCACAAGTAATTCATACGGAATTTCAAGTGCTGCGCCTATCTGCTGGCATATTGCTTCTACAAAGCCGCCAAAATTGGCGTTTGGTCTTCCCGGGTTCGTGTCGTGGGCTTTCTCGCCCTCGTTTAAGTCGATAACGGCGCCCGGCGCAAGTTCAATGGTGCTTTCGTCTTCTGCGTCTACCTGCACTTCTTCCGGCAGCATACTTCCTATGGCGTCTTCTGCGCTGGCGTCTGCCTTTTCAATGAAAATGGTAAACATACCAGACACAACCGCAGCCACAAGCTCTGCGTCCGTGTATCTTCCAAGCTGTTTCAAACTTTCAATGACTGGCGCAAGGAACGGAACGCCCCTGCGCTGTCCTATTCTTTCCCGGTTCATCATGTGAAGCACGTTTCTTCTTCCGGTCTTTTGTCCGTATGCTTCAACCCTCTGCCAGCTTATGTCATTGTATGCGTATGACAACGGGTGGTGGTTCGCTATGTGATACGCTATCACTTCCCCGGACTTGTCAACCTCTACACCTCCAACAATCTTGTTGTCTATGGTGTCGCAGTCGTCCGGGCTGCAAAGTCTGTCTGCTTCTATTAGCTGCACACGCAGGTCATACGGCTGGTTTATTCGTGGTTTGACTGGCAATACCGCCAGACAATCCCCAGAAATAAGCCAGTTCATAAAAGCCAACTGCTGCAACTCGTAAAAGTTATCTATCCTTGACATATCGCAATCATTGCTTTCAGCCCAGATAGACCACTCTTTTTCAATCTTTTTTTCAAGGTTCCGGCGTTCTTCTGGTGAAATTCCCAGCGTTTCTGCGTCAATGGTCGATTTCAACCGCAGCCCACGTCCAACAATGTTGGTGCGCATGGTTTTGACTGCCCCATTTGCCAGCGGCACGCCCATGTATAAATCACGGGTACGCTGGCGCAATACAGATACATTGTCTTCTATGTCCTCGCGACTGCTGCCGCCTGCATGAAGCCAGCCTGCAAGTGATTTCTTTGTGACGCTGGCGCCATAATTGCCATACCCGCTGTCTAAAATCTGCATTTTCTGCCTTGCAACCGTTCTTTTCAGTGCTGCTTGCGGTGCTATGACTGCTATTGCCTTATCAATTCCCGCTGCAATTCCCACGCTTTCACCTCCTTTATTGCATGAAAAAAGCACCTTTTCACGGGTGCTTTTTGTCTTTTCTCACTTATTCACGCTACAATATTACCCCATTTTTGCGGGCAATGGGGGGAAATAAAGCCCCAAAACGGGCAATCACGGGCAATGTTTTATAAATCCCGTGGTACAAATCGTTTTGCACGGTTCCTGCCGCCATATTTTGCCGCATTTTCAAGCGCAGTGACTTTCCCTTGCCAATATTCAATAGACTTTCTAATTTCGGTCAGATTGGCTTTTGTCATAGTCCTGCTGCCTATCGTGTATGACTGGGCGTTTGTCACTGCCAGTTCTGCTTCCAGCCATGCGTCAAGGTGTCTTTTTGCTGTTTCCAG